TAAACATTACTAAATGAAGTACCTGATGTTCCAGAACTTCCTGATGAACCAGATGTTCCCGAAGAACCTGATGAACCGCTTGTTCCTGAAGAACCTGATGAGCCACTTGTACCAGCTGCACCTGTAGCTCCGGATGTACCTGAGGAACCGCTTGAACCTGATGTTCCTGATGAACCAGATGAACCTGAAGTACCACCAGGAATGTCTATTAATACACCATCACTACCACTTAATGTGACTGTGACACCTGAACCAGTAAAATTAAACTTAGTTGTAGTTAAATTTACAATAGAGTTTGTTTGGAATACACTTACAGAACCTGCAAAAGAGCTTGTTGGTTGGACATATAATTTACCTCCATCATTAATATCCCATCCAATAACATAATTTTGTGCTAATGTTGTTAGGTTAGGCATATAAACACTTTGTGATAACACAGTAAATGTTTTATTAAATCTAGCTAAAGTATCTCTACTACTATTAGATGAGCCATTACCTATTATAAATAAATCATTTGAAGATGTATAAATTGTATTATAAGTACCAACTACATTTTGTCCACTTCCGCTAGCTATAGTACCTATACCAGCAGCATGTGAAAAATCACCCCTAGCTACAGAACTAGAACCTTCAGCGTGAGCGTAATTACCTAATACTGTATTTTTAAAACCTTCAACATGACTACCAGTTGTATAAATAAATGTCCCACCAATAGTGTTACTTACTCCTTCAGCATGACTACTAAGTGATTGACTTATAGTATTTGAAGTTCCTTCAATATGACAATCAAAATCACTATTATTTATAGTATTATAACTACCTTCAGCATGGCTGTAAATACTATTATTTATAGTATTTGAATATCCTTCAGTATGAGAACCATCAGCATTGTTTAATATCCTATTTTCAGCTCCTTCAGCATGAGCATAATCACTATTTATAGTATTACCTGAGCCTTCAGCATGAGTATAAAGAGAATTAGTTAATATTGTATTATTTGAACCTTCAATATGAGAATAATGTCCTTGCATTAAATTAACATATCCTTCTACATGACTTCCTGTTGATATTTGTGAAATTGTGTTATGAATACCTTCAGCATGACAATATATTGAGTTTAATATTGAATTCTTACCTCCTTCAGTGTGTGAAAAAGCACTAGAATTTATAGTATTATAGGCTCCTTCACTATGATTATAAGATATATTTGAAAGACCCTGATTTATTGAATTACTATATCCTTCAATATGAGAACCATCAGCCCTGAACATTGAATTACCACCCCCTTCAATATGAGCATAATTACTATTAATTAATGAATTTGATACCCCTTCAGCATGAGAATATCTAGCATTAGCTGCTATATTATTATTTGATCCTTCAGCGTGAGACCAAACTCCTCTAATAAGATTTTTATATCCTTCAGCATGACTCCATCCTCCTTGATCATAATAATTACTTCCAGGTCCTGTTAAATTATTTACTGTATAATTCTCATTACCTTCACCATGTGATCCATAACCTGCTATAAAATTATAACATCCTTCAGCATGAGCATGGCTACCATATTTAACATCATTTATAAATCCACTTCTACCATCACCAGCTTCATTATCATCACCTTCAACATGGGCAAATTTACCAAAAGTTACACCTATTAAACCTTCAGCATGAGACCAATCACCATAAACTGTATTGATATAACCTTCAGCATGAGCATAACTAGCTGATATTGTATTTCTAAATCCCTCAGCATGAGAACCTATAGAATTAGGTAGTATTATTGATCCTGATCCTTCAGTGTGAGAATAAGGAGCTCTAGCTGTAGTTTTAATTCCTTCAGCTATTGAGAAAGATCCACTAGCTAAAACATTATCACCATTAGCAAAAGAATAGTCACCTGAAGCTGTAGCATAATAACCTCTAGCAAATGAAATTAAACCAGAAGCAGTAACATTGTAAGCTGGACTTCCAGATATACCTATATCAACACCTTGTATAATAATATTTGAAAATTCAGCTGGGGTAGCTGAAATTAAGGTATTTGATCCTGTTATAATTAAAGATCCAGTTACTATAATAGATCCAGATACTATAATAGATCCAGATACTAATGAGGATCCTGTTGTAAATACTGTACTATCAGCTAAATCTATAACACGTTGTCTAACATCTTCAGCAGTAATAGCTCTATTTATATTATTTTCAATAAAATTAGAAGCATCTGATTGTATTTGCTGTTTAGTTTTTTGGGTCATTTTATTCTTTCTTTATATAATTATATTGAACCAGTATATGGATAATTAGGATCTACAGATCCAGTTAAAGGAATAATATTAGGATATGATCCTATAGTACCTCCTGTTGATGTTATAGAAATTGTATTTTCACCTGTACCTGTACTTCCTGATAATGTTGTTGACATTGTTTTTTATATATTAAAAAATTGGTTATAAACTTGAACACCATAACTAGCTGATATAACACTTTGAGCAAATTGATTTGAAATCTCCCAATATCTTCCAACTCCTGAATTTTGTCTTATAGTAGGATACAATTCTACAGTGTTAGATTTATGTCTTTCAGAAAAAGGAATACTGTAATATGTTTGTAAGTAAGCTAATTCACTTCCTGAGAAAAAAGGAATGGCAAATTGTTCTTCATACTCATTATAAATAGTAGAGTCAATTTGTATACTTTCAGATACTATTGTTGGCATGGTTATAAATATGAAAAAAAGGAGTTTGGAAATACCAAACCCCAATTTTTTTATTAATTCTACTATTAGTAGTTCAATATGCAATAATCCATAGCTACAGTAACAGATAAGTTGATATATTGATCTTGAGACCAATCATAATCACCAAAAGCAGCTGTTTTCACATAAGCACCTTTGATAATCCACTCACCTACTACATCACCAACTGGGCCTAAAATATCAAACCTAAGTGTCTTTTTGTAGAAGTCAGAATAACCATCTCTACCTGTCACTGATTCATGAGCTAAACGAGCCCATTCCATTACAGCTTGAGCACCTGAAGGAGTTACAGGATCATATAATTCGATCTGCATATCACCCCATCTAACTTTACCTTTAACTTTACGGTAAACATTAATATGGTCTAATATTATTTCTCCGGCTTCAAAGTTAGGAGCAGTTACTTTTTTAATTAAATAGGCTGGAACACCTTGAATGTACATAATGAATCTGTTTTGAACCTTAGGTTCAAAAGAAGTAAACATAATTTCGTTTGGATTTAATACTGGCATGGTTGTTTATTTGTTATAAATATTAAACATTAAGAAAAAGTCGCACCAGTTGGAGTAATATTGAAACTCAATAATACAAATTCAACTGTTTTAGTTGGTTGGATATAAATTTGACCTATCAATTGGTTTCTATCAATAACATCAGCTGTGTTATTTGAATCATCCATTACTACTTTAAAAGCATACAAACCTTGTCTTTGTTGTACTGATTCTAAGTATGGATTAACATTAGCTAAGAAGTTATTTCTAGTTACTGTTGTATTTTGTTCAAATACTAATGTTTCACCAACATTACCAATAAATCGTTTTAAGTTAATTAATAATCTACGAACATTGATACGATCAAGAGCAGAAGCTTTAGTTTGTAATGTTTTCTGACCATAAGCTACAACACCAACACCTGGGAATGTAGCAATTGGATTAACTTTAGAAGCATATAAATTATCACGGTCTGTTGGAGATAATTTTCTTTCAGCTTGAATTACACCACCTAAACCACCTCTAGTTAAACCAGCTGGGGCGAACCATTCAGCTGATACTCTATCGTTAAAAGCATAAACACCAGACATTATAGTTGAAGCTGGAGCCCATACTAATTTACCTGTTTCTTGAGATACTGTTTGAACCCAAGGCCAATATGAACCAGCATATGAACTGTCTCTTTCTGAGGCTTCACCAGTAACTGTGCCTAAAGTAGCACCATATTTAGCTAAATCCATAATGTAAAAACAATCACCTCTATCTTGAGCTAATGTTATAAAGTTTGAAATTGCTGTAGCATGTTCACTATTTATTAAACCTGGAGTTGTGATTAAACTAAAATCATATTCATCAGTATTCGATAATAAAGAACTAGCTGTATAATAAGCTGATTGGGCTAAACCTTGAGTAGTTACATCAATATTAGTAAACATACTAGAAGTAACAGTGTTTAAGAGAGTATCATTTCCAACAGCGCCACTAAAAGTTCCAAGATAAGAACCAGAGCCAACTAAAGGTAAATAACCAACTCCTGTGTAAATTGTTTTAGCAACACCATTATTATCAAAATACATTGGTGTTGGACGGTTTACATTTGATACATAAACATATTTACTTCTATTTGCATAATCACCAACTGTTTTAATATACCAACCACTATCTGAGTCAAATTGTAAAAATTGGTATTGGTTACCAATAACAGCTTCAATATAATTTGGTGAAGTTGGATCTAAAGAACATCCGGTAAATGTTTCTAATACATTTGGAACAGCGTTTGTATCATTACCTTGTCTAATAACTACAGTAAATGTACCTGCTGATGAATTAGTGTTTTGAATTTCCCATCTAACATTATCAGAAGATCCAGAAA